TGCGCGCCGAGTGGTGGGCTGCCCTCGCGAGGCGGTGGCTGTGAGCGCGCCCATCAGCCCGACCGCCTATGCACGCTTCCTGGCCGGCAAGTCCGTCGTCGCCGCGCGCCACGGCATGTACCGTGTGCCATCGCTGCTGTCGGCGTTGAAGCCGCACCAGCGCGATTGCGTCGCCTTCGGGCTACGGCAGGGGCGCTGGGCATGTTTCCTCGATACCGGCCTTGGCAAGACGCTGATCGAGCTCGAATGGGCGCGCCACGCGGCGGCAGCGACGAATGGCCGGGCCTTGATCCTGACGCCGCTCGCCGTCGCGCGGCAGATTGAACGCGAGGCCATCCGATTCGGTATCCCGGCCCGCGTGATCCGAGACCAGGCCGAGGCCGGCGAGGGGATCAACATCTGCAATTATGACAGGCTGGATAGGCTGGACCCCGCCGCCTTCGGTGCGGTGGCGCTGGATGAATCATCGATCCTGAAATCCTTCACCGGCAGCACGACGAGGGCCTTGATCGAGGCGTTCCGCGCCACGCCGTTCCGCATGGCCGCGACCGCCACGCCGGCGCCGAACGACTACATGGAACTCGGCCAGCATGCGGAGTTTCTTGGCGTGATGTCGGGCGTGGAGATGCTGTCCCGATTCTTCATCAACGACACCTCAACCGCTTCTCAATCGTGGCGCCTGAAAGGCCATGCCGTCGAACCCTTCTGGGATTGGGTGGCGTCCTGGGCGCGGCTTGGCGAAACGCCGGCCGATATGGGGCACGACGCCAGCGAATACGTCCTGCCGCCCATGCATGTGCATCGCCATCGGGTGATCGGCGATACGCGCGCGCCGGCCGGCGAACTGTTCGCGGGCGATGTCTCGGCCACGACGATGTTCGAGGCGAAGCGCCAGACGGCGCAGGCCCGCGCCGCTGCTGCCGCCGCGATTGTCGCCACGCTACCGCTCGATGAGCCGGCGCTGCTGTGGTGCGACACGAACGACGAGGCCGATGCGCTGCAGGCCGCGTTGCCGGGTGCCAGCGAAGTGCGCGGCAACGACGCGGCCGAGGCGAAGGAATCGACGCTGGCGGATTTCAGCGAAGGCCGCACGCGCATCCTGATCACCAAGCCATCCATCGCCGGCTTCGGCATGAATTGGCAGCACTGCGCGACCATGATTTTCGTAGGTCGCACCTTTTCGTACGAAGCTTGGTATCAGGCCGTGCGGCGCTGCTGGCGCTTCGGCCAGACGATGCCCGTGAACTGCCACCTGATCGTGGCGGAAGGCGAGGAGCAGATCGGCCGCGTCATTGATCGCAAGGCCGCCGACCATGCCGCGATGAAGCAGGCGATGCGCGATGCGATGCGACGGGACAGAGCGCAAGACGCCGCCGTGCGCGTGGCCTATCAGCCGACACACACCGGGGAGATTCCATCATGGTTGAATGCCTGAACTCGGCCGCCGGCAAGGAATGGGCGGCATATCATGGCGACTGCTGCGCAGTGCTGCCTCAATTGCCGGACGCTAGCGTCGGCTTTTCGGTCTACTCGCCGCCGTTCGGCAACCTGTTCGTCTATTCAGACAGCGTGGCCGACATGGGCAACTGCGCCGATGACGCGGAGTTCGGCGCGCACTACGGGTTCATGGTGCGCGAGAAATTCCGCGTCACGATGCCAGGGCGGCTGAGCGCCGTGCATTGCTCGGACCTGCCGATGACGAAGTGGCGCGATGGGCAGATCGGCATCAAGGACTTCTCCGGCCAGATCATCAAGATACACCAGGATGCAGGATGGGTACTGCATTCGCGACGCACGATATGGAAATGCCCGGTTATGGAGATGACCCGAACGAAGCATGTCGGGCTGCTCTACAAGCAGCTCAAATCCGACAGCGCGAAGTCGCGCGGCGGAATGCCGGATTATCTCCTGACGTTCGTCAAGCCGGGGGTTAACGAGGATCCGATCACGCACGACCCTGAGAATTTTCCCGTCGAACAATGGCAGGAGTGGGCCTCTCCGGTCTGGATGACGGTCAATCAGACGCGCGTGCTCAATGTTCAGGCCGCGCGCGAGGCGAAGGACGAGCGCCATCTTTGCCCGCTCCAACTCGACGTGATCGAGCGCGCCTTGGTGATGTGGAGCAATCCTGGCGACGTTGTTCTGTCGCCCTTCATGGGCATCGGCTCTGAGGGATGGTGCGCTATCAAGATGCGCCGCCGGTTCATCGGGGTTGAGCTCAAGGAGAGCTATTTCCGTCAGGCTGCGCGCAATCTCCAATCTCAAGAGGACGGCGCCGCCACGCTTTTTGACGCGGTAGCCGCATGACCACCACAAACCCCGCCCGCGGGGAGAGGGTGCCGTGGACCGCGGCCGAGATCGCAACGCTGCGCCGCATCTGGGGCACGATGACGCCGGGCGAAATGGCCCGATGCATCGGCCGCTCGCGAGCCGCAGTCACCGGCAAGGCGCACGATCTGGGGCTGTTCCGCAAGCAGGATCCCGCCCCGAAGCAGGCCGCGCGCGTGCTGCCCCTGCCGGCGACCACCACCGCGCTGCTCATGGGCGATCCGCTGCCAGGGCGCAGCGCATTGGATCGGCGGGTGACGGCGAAGGAGCAAAGGCGACATGACTAGGACAGGGATTGGCGCACGGCTGCGCTTCGAGATACTCAAGAGAGACAATTTTCGGTGTCAGTACTGCGGAGCCGCTGCACCGAATTGCGGCAGTCCTTGGTGCGAAAGTCGCGAGACGCTGTTCGCAAATCTGGACAGTTACAGCGCCGAAGCGGCCAACGACTTCTGTTCAGCGGATGATATCGCTGCTGTGGCGGGGAGAGCCTAAGTGACGCAGCCCTGGATTCGATCGTACCGCAGCGCGCTCCACAATCCGAAGATTCAGCGCCTTCCGGCGCCGCTCTTCAAGGCGTGGCAGAACCTGCTGTGGTGTACGGACGATAATGGGGAGTTGCCGCCGGTCGACGACATCGCCTTCATCCTGCGATCATCGGACAAGCAGGTTACGGCGTGGCTGGCGGAACTGTCCTCCCGGGCTCTATTCGACGCCTTGGGGGATGGTCGCTACCGCGCACACGATTGGAGCGAGCACCAGAAGAAAAGCGATACCAGTAACGACCGTGTGAAACAGCATAGAGAACGGAAGAAAGCCGTTACGTGTAACGTTACAGGTAACGACACTAGAGAAGATACAGATACAGAAACAGATCAGACACAAGAATCGCGCGTGCGGAATTTCGAAGCGTTTTGGCGAGCATATCCCCATCCCCCGAACGCCTCACGAGCCCTTGCCGAGCAAGCGTGGTCTGCGCTGGGTGAGGATTTGCCAGCAATTGCGCCGCTTTTGGTGGCGGTGGACATGTACCGCGCATGGATCAATTCGGAGATCAAGCGTCGCGGCGGAGAAGGTCCGCCGCCTGTTTCGCATGCAGCCAATTGGCTGACAGAACGCCGTTTCGAGGGCTTTTTGGCGAAGGTAACGGACGAATCCGAGCGTGCCGCTACCGCCGAGACGAAGCGCCAAGCGTCGATTCCGTCATGCTGGCGCGAGGCTGCGGAGCGCTACGCCGAGAAATACGGTTGGCCCGCATGGGATACCGCCGTCGCAGGCGCTCGTCTACTGGAGAGCGATCCGCCGGCTATCGAGTTTGATCGGGCGTTCACGCTGAACTTTGCAAAAGAACGTGGGGCGCTTCAGCGGCTCGCCGTGGCCCTCGGCTGCGACCCCGTGGTGTCGGTGAAGGGCGGGAAGGCAGCATGAGCCGACCCGGCCGCAAGCGCGTCCCTGCCGTCGCCCGCCAGCCGAACGGCCGCAAGGCCGAGCCGAGCCGAGCCCAGCGCGTCGAGGCGGCAACGGCCGTCGTCAAGCGCCAGCGCATCCAGCGCGGCGCCACGCTCGACAACTACACCAGCCAGGCGCACGCGACCCCTATCGGCAGGCTGTGGCTCACGGGGGCGCTGGACGCGCCCAAAGATCCGCGCAAGGCCGAGGAACGCTATCAGACCGCCGTCTGGTACGCCGCGCTGTACCACGCCCAGCGCCTCGCCAGAGACGCGAGGAAGCCCTACGCGAGCCTGCCCGGCAACCGATCCCCGTTCGAGCCCAGCGCCGAGGACTGTCTCCGCGCCATCGCCCGTCACCGCGACGCCGAGCGGTTGATCCCCGCCCGCTCCCGAGCCGCGATCTGGGCCATCGTGATCTGCGAGCAGGCCGAGTATCCCCCGGCATGGGTGGCCGCGCTCCTGCCCGCCCTGGACGCGATGACGGTGCATCGGATCGGGATAGGAGGCTAGCCGGAAGCACCCCGCCACGATCCGCCGCCAGTCCTCGGTCGTCAGATCGTCGCGCGATGTGCCGGCGGCGGCGAGGGCGAGCGTGCCGCGCCGCCAGAGCATCCAGTCGATGAGGTCGAGGCGGCGCTCCAGCGCCCAGTGCTCAGCGGTCACGGGTCCATTGATACGGCTGGAACGGCAGGGGGTGCTTGGCGTCGGACTCGCCATTGAGCCACGCCAGGACATTCCAAACCTCTGCCCTGTCCGCGACGCCGGCGTATTCCGCCAGCGCGCCTATGATCTGACAGGCGGCGGCAATCCGCTCTTCGTCTGTGATTTTTCCCATCTGGTCGGTGCGGCCGGTGCGGGCCATGCCCTCATACCCTCAGCGCCGCGCCTCGAAATAGACGCGGGCGCTTTCCTGATCGGGGAACATGCGGAACAGCTCGAATGTGCTGATG